GCGTGTCCCAGGTAAAGTGGACCGTGTTCCCCGTGGTGAAATAGAATGCCGGGATATCCGTCGCGCCGTTGAAGGTGACGTCCGACACCACGCTCTCGGCGCCGGTCGCGTCGACGAGCACCATCCGAAACGTGTAGTACGACGAGCCTCCCGGCTGGGCCCAGGTGCCGCCTCCGCCCAAGATCGTGTTGCCGGCGGCCCGCTGGTTCCAGTCCACCGACATGACCGAGCAGACCTCGGCCGTCTGACCGGTCGAAAGGGTGACCTGGAGACCGGCGGCCAGGCCCGGAAGGTAGTCGGCGAATCCGGTATTCGTCAGGCGGCTACAAGGGGTCTGGCCCACCGAGGTACCCGCTTCGAAGCGCAGGCGCATGGCCCGGCCGTCTTCCCAGACGCGCGCCGACACAAGCTGGAAGGTCCAGGACATGAGGCGTTACCCTTGGTGCTCAGGCGGTCGGGGCGGTGGCGGGGGCGGGCTCAAGCACGAGGGCCGACAGGCGGGCCAGCACGGCGTCGAACCGGGCGAGCTCGTCGGGGGTCGTCGCGCTCGACTGGAGTTTCACAAGGTCGGCCTTGATCGAGGCGAGAGTCGCTTCCAACGAAGTCGCGACCTTCTCGGCGGCGTCGAGCTTCACAGCAAGGTCACTCATAAACAGCAACACCCTTTCGAGAGAACGCTCGGGATGAGTCATCACGTCACCTTGGGCGTCTTCCGGCCCGCCCAGTTCGCGCCCCAGGGCTTCCCCGACGCCACGTCGACGTGCACGCAGAGGAGCTCGGGAATCAGTCTCCGCTTCTCGTGCGGCCACTGGAGAGAATGGAGCAGGTCGGTGTGCTCGGCCGTGCCCTGGCGGTCGGGATAGCGGCGGCCCGTGCTGCCGTGCCACATCTGGAAGTAGCCGATGGGAACCCAGCCGAAGTCGGGGTGCACCAGCCGAGCCCCGAGTCTCCAGCCGCTCGGCGGCTTGACAATGCAACTCCACTCGTATTGAAGTTCCGGCTTCGCCAGATACTCTCGCCACTGGTCGACATTACAGTCGATTCTATCGATGCCGTAGATGCACGATGGATCGAGGGAATGATGGGCGAGCATGCCGTGAAACGTGGGCGGCAGCACGATGTCGGCATCCATGTGGATGATCCACCCTGTCTGTCGCAGGTGCATCCAGCCGTAGCGGATCGCCCGGGCCTTGTCGAAAGGTGCCCCATGCCGGTGGAATTCGTCGGTCGGGAGACAGCGCACGCCGAATTTGTGGCAAAGCCGCTGTGTGTCGCGATCGTCGGGTGTGGTAACGATCGTGATCGCATGGTGGCCGAACAGCGCGGTCGTGTGGGGTAGCGTCAGGGCCAGCACGTCCTCGAACCCGACGCACGTCGTGAGGATCTCGAACCGGGGCGGCCGGTTGGCGGTGAAGTCCCGGCCGGCCGTTTGGGCCTCTACCATCGCCGTCATCTGGCTCACAATGCGCTCCCCGTTGCCCCGTCCGGGGCGCTTGGTCCGGTCGTCACTCCAACCACCCTGGCCGAGAGCGTGTTGCCCTCTGTCGCGGTCGCATTCCAGGCGCGCACGCCAATGGAGTAAGTCGCGCCGCCCGTCAGGCCCGAGAGAGTTGCCGTGTAAGCCGTCTGGCCCGGCACATAAGGCACGCTGGCCGTCGGGCCGGCGTTGTAGTTCACGGTCGAACCCGCCGTGAGCCACACGTTGAACCCCGCGGGCGGCGGCCGGAGCCCGGGCGGCTGAAGGAACGACCAGGAGGCCGTCGCGCTTCCCCCGGGCCCCGGCGATGCGGCCAGCGTCATCGGGCCCAGCGGCGTCGATGTCACGTCGTTGCTCGTTTCGTCGAGGGAGACCGTCACAGTCGCATCGAGGTTCCCGTCGTCGAGGCCAGTGAGCGGGTCGAACGCGCGCACCGCGAACCGCTGGCTCGTGCCCGCGGAAAGCGCGGGGCTGGTCCAGGTGTTGGCCAGCGTGGTGGCGAGAATCGTGGTGTAATCGACCGGGCCGCCTGTGGAATCGCCGGAGTAAATCCGATAGTGCGGCCGACCGTCGAAGACGCTTGCGGTGGCGACACCCTCGAGGGCCAGTCCACCGGTCGCGGCGATCGAGAAGGAGTCGGCCTGGCTGAATGAGCCCCCGAGCGCGAGGCCGCCCGAGGGGGCTGGACCGAATGTGGGAAGGCCGGGCGCGGATGCCCCGACCGTGAGTCCGCCATAAGCCGTATATGCGAATGCGAGCGCGGGCGGACCCGATCCTGCCAGACTCCACCCACCCGAGCTCGTCGCCGCGTAGCCGAACGTGCCGGTAGCAGCGCCTCCCTGTATCAGACTGCCCGAGGCCGCCATCGTGAACGCGGCGGCGAACGCCCCCGTTCCCGCGACAGTCAGACCACCCGAGGCCGTCACGGGGATCGCCCAGCCCAACGAGCCAGCGCCACCGAGGGCCAGGTTCCCCGTCGCGCTCGCCGAGAAGCCGAGCGCGTAGGCACCCGAGCCGCCAGTGCCGAGTCCCCCGCTGGCCCCCAGAGGGATCGTCCAGCCCAATCCACCGATCCCGCTGTTCGTCAGGCCGCCCGCGGGCGTCACGGCGATCGTGCAGCTCAGCGCGCCGGCACCGCCCGAGGTCAACCCACCCGAGGCATTCACTCCAAACGCCAGCCCGACGGTTCCCTGGCCGCTCGTCGCCAACCCGCCGGAACCGGTGGTGGAAGTCGTCCAGCCGAGCGTGCTCGGGCCGCCGAGCGTGAGGCCGCCCGACCCCGTGACCGAAGCCGAAAACGCGCCTGACCAAGCACCGCCGGCGCTCAGCCCACCGGTACCCTGCTCCGCGAACGTCCAGCCAAGCCCGCCGGCACCGCCCGCAGTCAAGCCGCCCGACGCGGCCCCGTCAAACTCCAGCCCGATCGTTCCCTGGCCGTCCGTCGCCAGCCCGCCGGAACCCGTGGCGGGAATCGTCCACTCGATCGCTCCGTCCCCGCCGAGCGTGAGGCCGCCCGACCCGGTGACGGTCGCCGAAAACGTGCCCGGCGACGCTCCGTTGGCGATCACTCCGCCGGAGCCGAGCGCTGGGATCGTCCAGTCCAACGTGCCGACGCCGCCGGAGATCAATCCACCCGAGGCGTCGGGGCTATAGGCGAGCCCGAACGCTCCCGAGCCGTCCATCGCCAGGCCGCCGGAACCGGCCGTGGAAATCGTCCAGGCGAGCGGGCTCAGTCCCCCGAGCGCGAGGCCGCCCGAGGCGGTGCTCGAAACCGATAGCGCCCCGGGCGCGGACCCACCAACAGCCAGGCCGCCCGAGCCGGTCTGGCCATAGCTCGACACCGAACGCAGAAACGCGTATGACCGGGCCCGACCGGGAGAATTGTTGGCGTAGAGTTGCTGGACCCAGTATTGCAGCTCGGCCTGGGTCAGCGCGACGCTGGACAACCAGAAACCGCCAATGTCTCCAGTCCACGGCCACTGGGCCTGACCGGCAGGCGCGACGCCGAGCGTGTACCCGATGAGGGGGTTCGGCGTGATCGGGCTCTTGCCGGTGTAGTACGCGGAGCTGAACGCCCCGTTGACCACGCGACACACCGCGTATGTGCCGCCCGAGAAGTTGGCCGAACACCCCCACGCATACCAGTTGCCATCTCCCGAGACCACGTTGACGGTGGTGTCGGTCTGATTGAACGCATTATCTTTTGTGAATCGGTCGAGATTGACGGAGCCGTTGGACGAAAGTCCCGACACGTAGCCGCCGGTATTGCCATCGTCCCAGCCAACCGGGGGTGCCTTGACGTAGGTATTGCGGTCGCGGACGAGCAACCCGCAAGACATGCCGGCGGCAACCGACACCGAGCGGTTGAATGCGATCCGCAGGGACTGCGGGCCCGATCCATCGAACGCGAGAAACGACCCGAACGGGCCCGCCGACCATGTCGGGTACGCCAGCGACCCGTTCGGACCGCTCGCGTTGGCATTGCCGGAGTGGTCCGTCCCGAGGCCGGCTCCCTCATTGAGCGGCAAGTAGGAGATGCATCCCCTGGGCAGACCCGTGAGTTGCGCGATCGGTACGCGGCGTTGCATCAGACTGTGGTCAGCTCGTGCCCGTAGGCTTCGACCGTTACGGCCTGCGCGGTATTGCCCGAGAAGACAACCTCGGCGTACATCGCGGCGGGGGGGATCTCGACCGCGAAATCGTAAGACGCGTTCGCGGTGGTGCCCGCGGCGTAGACCGCGGCCTGACGCCAGGTCGATCCGTCGACGGAGAGATTGACGGTCATGGAACACGGCACGGTCGGGCCCGTGGTCCCGTTCGTGACCCGGGCCTGAACCACGCCGCCGTACGCCGTGCTCAGGTTCCAGGCGGCGGAGGTGGTCGTCGCGCCCGCCCCGTTGGAGGTCGACGACTGGAGTGTGCGCGCGGTCTTCGTCGCGGCCATGGGCCAGTGACTCCCCGCATCAGGTCAAGGTGATCTGAGGAATGAGCGTGAGCGTCGAGGGGTTCACCAGCGAGATGGCGCTGGCGAACTTCTCTGCCCAGATCAACTTGCCGCTGGTGGCCCCGACTAGAAAATATCCATAGATGGTCTGAGCGGTGGTTGCCGACCACGATTGGGGCGTGCCCGGATTATACTGGCTGACGCTGGGCGAAGCCGTCGTGGGCGTGCTCCAGGTCGTGCTCGAAACGCTGCGCGTGAGGGTCTTGGCCGCGTACCCGGTGAACGTCGCCTCGGTGTAGGTCGCGGGTGTATCGGTGCTCGACGGCGTGGTGTTCGACGAGAAGAGCTTGAGGGTCCAGTTCTCACCGTTGGAGAGCAGGTCGGTGAGGAGCTGCGTTTCGCCTTGCTGGGGAGACAGGAGCGGCATGGGTGAAAGTCCTTACCGGGTCAACGTGGGGGCACGGAGCAGCTTGTCGCCGCCGGGGTGGTTGTTCTTCATGTGGAGTTGCGTGCGCTGAACGATGCGCTGGTAGTCGGTCGCGTGATTCTTGGACTTTTCGTAGAAATCCTCCATCTTGCCGACGTGCCGGGCCATGTCCCGATACTGCCGGGACAAGACCAGGGCGATGCACGCCTCCTGGAGCTCGCGCGGGTCGTACATGTCGGAAAACTGACGGCCGGGCACCGAGTCGTCGAGGTCGAACGTTTTTCGCAAGTCGTAACTCGCTCGTTCGATCTGGGGGTAGAGCGTGCCGATCAGGAACTCGACGGCGGTCACGCCCTGGGCCGGGCCCGGCGGGCTGCCCATGCCGCTGGGCAGGCCTGGCCGCCGTAGTGTGGAGCTGTTGCCGCTCACCGAATCGACGGCGAGCAGGTCGATCGAAGGGTACGTGACCTGGGGGCCGCGGATCTGGAGGACCTGGCCGGGGACCACGTTGTACGACGCGAACGGGACCGTGGCCGACGTCAACACCCATGACCCGCCTGAGACGGCCGCGAACATGCCGTCCTTCCCCTTTGCGATCGCCTGCGCCAGGGGCACGAGCTGGGCGAAATCGCCAGGCGCGGCAACGAGCACGTCCTCGTCCGAGCAGTAGAGAGAGGTCGAGAGAGAGCCGCTCACGGGTCATCCTCCGGGAAATGGACCTTGAGCGAGCGGGCCAGGGCCGCGCGCTCGGCCTCCCGCTGCGCCCTGTGTGCCCGGAGGACCCAGAGGAGAGTTCGCGCGCCCGGATCCGCGAGCGGCTCGTAGACCCACATAGGGATCGTCGGGGGAGCTTCGGACAAAGGAGCTTTTCCGCATCGCGCGGAACAGCCGTCATCGTCCGCCGGCGTGTCCGCGATCCGAAGCCGAAACGAGGTGTGCTCGCCCATCATGTCAGCCAAGCGATTGCCCTGTGGGAGTTCGGAATCGATGCCTCCCTCTCCCCCCGGAGCGGGCCAGGGTGAGGGAGCGTGAGGGAGAAGCTCGGGTGGGAAGTGCGTTGGCCCTCGTCCGTCTTGATGCTGGCCACTTCCTCCCGGAGGAAACAGGGAGGAACGCCGCCAGCTTCTCCCATTGGGAGAAGGTTGGAGTTGAGTCCACCCGACGGGCGAACTCAATGGACCCAACCGAGCCAGAGGGCCATTGCGAGCAAGGCCAGCGCGAAGAGAAACGCCGGCAACCAGTCGGCCGGGGCCGCCGGATCCTCGCCGTGCTTGATCTCCTCGATCAACTGCCGGACGAACGCGTTTACCCGCGCACGATCGTGCATGGCGTGTTTCTCCATTCTGGGCCTGGTGCGTGCGCCGGGCTCGGCCGACGGGCGTTTTACAGACCCGAGCAAACGTGGACTCCACTCGCAGCGTCGCGATCGAAAGCGTCTGCGCCCTACGCGTCTGCGTCGGGCTCGTCTTGCGACGGTTCCGGCAGGTATCCGGTCCATTCGGTCACCAGCTCGCATTCGAAGAAGCTGGCGCTCTCACCGGTCGGCCAGGAGCAGGCGTAGACGTAGCCTCCGGCGGGAGAGAACGTCACCGCCGTGACGATCAACGGGGTCCGCTCGGATGCGTGCTTGGGGTACACCGTGTCGCCCAGCGAACGCTGGCAGCGGAAGACGGCCATGGGCTAACCCTCGTTCGACGCGCAGGCCAGCATCATCAGCCGGCAGAGCGCGTGGGCCAGGTGATCTTCACTCGTGTCGCCCGCGAGGGCCTGATGGACATGCTCGATCAGATGATTCACGAGCACGTCGCGCGGCACGCCCTGTTTCCAGTTATCGCGCCCATGCACCGCGGCACCCTGGGCCATGACCTTCGCCATGCGCCGGAGCGTGGGCCAATCGAGCAAGCTCCAGTCGACCTCGAGCTCGCTGGCGGTCGCGCCGGAGTCGTAAACTCTCAGCGGCCGCGTCACGCGGCTATCGGAGGCATGGAGTTGTCGGCCGGGTTCTCGATCGGCGTGCGAATCACCCACGCCTCGCGATAAGTTTGCATGTCCCAGTGGTCCTGAGTCAGCCACGCGTAACCACCTTGGCCCCATTCGTCGGTCCAGTGGTTTTGCCATTTGATGGCCCACTTCCCGCTCTTGAGCTTCTTGGCGCCATGACCGGCCGAGATCGCGTGGTTGCCAGCACCCTTGCAGAGCGGGACCACGCCCTCGGAGTCGGGATCCCATGTGACGTTGGCGACGCGGATCGACAGGTTGAGGCCCCCCAGCTTGAGCTGCACGGCCGACATGAGCTGTTCCCATGTCTCGAGCGGGGCACCGACCTCGCAGCGGAATTCCAGGGCATCGGCGAAGGCCTGTTTGGTCAGCTTGGCGGGGTCGATGATGCCGTACTTCACGTCGGATTCGGGAGCAAGCCCTTTGGACTGGATCAGGTCGAGGGCCTCGCCGATGCTCGAGCCGCGATCCCACCCGTTGCACAGGATGGCGTAAGGGAACCAGCCCGATAGCGGCACGTGGGGCTGACCGTGCAGCCAGCGGGCCAGTTCCATCGCCTCGGCCGAGGCGTGACCGTTGCATGCTCCGCGGGAGTCCTGATCCTTGACCTTCAGCGGATAGCTCGGGTCGCTACAGAGATCGAATTCGACCCACTGCACTTCCGGCACGAGCGGCAGGGTGAAGCTGCTCGCTGGAGTCGAAGCGCCCGGCAGAGGCGGCACGAGGCCGAGCGGGCGAATGTGGCCCTTGTGATCGATGTGAAAATCGAGGGGGAACTGGCGTTCGCTCATTTCGTCACCCCCTTGAACGCATGAATTGTGTTGACGATCGTCTGTGGGTCGTTACCCCTGAGCGTCTTGAGCACCTTGCCGTCCGGTCCCTGGAAGACAGTCACCGGGGCCATGGCCGTGTACTGTTGAAACTTGCGGCGGGTGATCTCGGCGTCACCGGCGGTCTGATAACGCCACTCGACCGATCCCGGTACCAGAAGCGGATCGATGAGTGGGCTCCGCACGGGTGCCGCGTCGGCCTCGGTCATCGCGGTGGGCACGATGTACGTGACCCAGAGCGTTCCTGTGATCGGCTTGGGCTTGTCAGGTACGGGCGAAGGCGTGGGAGCCGGGTCGGGCGCCGGCGGCACCGGAAACGCGCCGATCGGAACCGTTGTTGCCTTGAACGGCTCGCCGTCGACGATCACGACAACGTGGTGCGGGGTCGCGTCGTCGAGGTCGATGACCTGGACATTGGGTACGTCGGACGTGAGGATGCAGAGCGAGAGAAGAGCGGTCCACATGGGTCGGCATCTCGGATCGGCCACAGGCCCCAGACGGTGATGAGCACGATGAAGGCGAGCAGGCAAAGGGCCCACTCGCCCGGGGTGAGTTGGAGAATCACAGCAGGACACCCGCGGCGGTTTTGAGCAGCCAGATGGCGAGCTTGAGCGCGATGCCTGCGCTGATGGGGGGAATCCAGCCGACAAGCCCTTCGGCGGGCTCAGGCTGGTCGAGGAGTTGGTGGGCCTCGGCGTCGGGCAGGTCGAGGATGTGGTTGCCGCCGGTGGTCGAGATCGGGGTAGGGAGAGATCCGCCCACGACCGGTCTGGTGCCGAAGTACTGACCGAGGGCCCAGAGCTCCAGCTCGACGGCGCAGTGGGTGAGCGTGGCCGCGCCATCCTTGGAGATCTTGCCGGCGTGGACCACTTCGAAGGCCGTGCCGAGCACGAACGCGGGGAAGTCGGAGCGGAACGGGGTCCAGTTCTGGACCGATGGGGAAACAGGAGCAGGTGCGGGATCGGCCATTGCGGGTCTCACTCGGGAGTCTTGGAGCCAGGCAAGCCACGACCGGAGGTCGATGAAACACTTGCCGGTGCGATCACAGATCTCAACGGGAAGAGGCGAAGGTCGAGACGTCGAGACGTCGACTCACGACGCGCCGGAAGGCGAGGATCACCACCAAGATGTCAAGCCGCCGATCCGTGCCTGTCACAATGGCTAAATACCGGAAAGCCAGGGTTGGGCAGGTGCACGGACCGTGGCAAGCTCGTGGGAATCGATCGGTGCTCAGGCGGGTCCGACAGGGCCGGTGGGCGGATCGGTGGGCGGGGGCGGCGGGGGCGGCGGCGGCAGCGGGTCGCTCGGGACATTGACCACGGTGACCGTCAGGTCCGACGGGCTCAGCCGCGGCTCCAGTCCCTCCGGAGTGAACCGAACCGAGTGCCGGCGCCGACGGTCGGCGGGCGGCCGAAACGAGACGAACGGGTTGGAAAAGCGAGCCATGTGCGTTCACTCCAAAAGGGAGTCGTTGGCGCGGGTGATCCGACGGACCGGCCGACGGGGCGATCGGTCGGTCCGTCACTTCGGACGCGAGGAGTTGCTCGGGTCGGCCAAACTCGGCCGGAGGAAGTCCGGTGATCCGCTCGCTTGCCGCGGACGATGTCCTTGCAGGCCCAGCCGAGGCGATTCGTCGCTACCCGTCAGGCGCAAAAGGCGATCGTCCGAAGATCAGGAAACGGCTCAGAGGATGCGGTAGGGCACGGGGTAGCCTGCCCCGTCGTTGGAGCTCGAAAGCGCGCCCGGGTTGGCCGCGAACAGCGCCGCCTCTTCTTCCATCACCGCCAGGATGGCCTTCATGGCCGTGGCGTGGTCGAGGATGCGCTGGGAGATGTCCGACGTGGCGATGGGGAACTGCTGAAGCCAGTTCGAAATGAGTGTTTCGAACTTCCTCAGGCCGCCGTAATCACTCTGCTTCACCAGGCTGTGAATGTGGTTGATCTGAGCCTGCGAGAATGCGTTGGCGGTGATGAGCAGATCAATGTGCCCGGGGAACCCCACTTGCTGGAGCTGGAGGTAGGTGATCCCCGAGGGCGTGATGGTGGGGGAGACGTAGGCCATGGGGGTCAGTCCTTACGGCTGGTTCGCGTGGGTCGGGCGGGTTCCGGCTTGGCGGGGGGGCTCAGGTCGGCCTGGGCCTTGAGCATGATGGCCTTGGCGGCGGTCAGGGCGGTTTCCAGCACGGCCAGTTGCTTTCCGGCGATTGTCAGATCGACCTCGCGGTGAAGCGGGTGTCGCTGGGCTTCATACGCCTGACCAATGAGGCTCGAAAGGTTGGTGAGCGGCGGCAGCCTGCGCGCCTGATCGACGATCGACCGATCGGCGACGCCGAGCTGGCTGGCGGCCTCCTCGAGAAACGCAAGATGCCCGGGGTAGTGGGGCAAGATGAAGACTCCAAAGAAAACAGTAAACAGTGGACGGTGGACAGTGGACGGTGGGAAGAAGAGAGAGTTCCGCGGCGTGGTAGTGGTTCGATGGTCTTCACTGTCGATCCACAAGAGCGGAAGAGCTGCCGGAGATGATACGGAGTGGAGCCGTCGGATGGGTTCGTTCTAGTCGCCGTCCGGAGTTCAACGCTGAACGTTCAACGATCAACTTCGAACGTCTTCATCCGTCCACCTTCCACCGTCCACTCTTCTTCCCCGTCCACCACGAGCCGTCCACCTCTCACGGTCAGACGGCGGAGAACGCGGTGACGCCTTCGAGCCAGGCGTGGTGGGCCTCGTTGTCGAGTTCGATTGCGCCTTCCAGGATCATGTCGCCTTCCTCGGCGTCGCCACGGCGGCCGCGGTGGTAATCGACGAGCGGTCGCTTGACGCGGGCCCGGACCTCGGTCGAGGAGAGGGCCACGGCGGTGAAGGGGCGCAGGAGCGGGCTCGGGATGATGTCGATATTCGGCAGGAACGACACGGCGAACGTATCAACCGGATCGCCGAAGATCGTCGAGTTGGGCTGGAGCCGCTGGACGTGGTTACTCCACACGGCCAAACCTTGGAGCCAGTTGGTGGAGACGAGCAGCGTGTCGGGCTTGCCGCCATTGGCGAAGCACGCCTGGATGGTGTCGCGGATCAGGTCGTCGGGCTTGTAGGCGCCTGCGTTGGTGGGGGCGGAGGTCATGTTCGTCTTGATCAGGGTGCGCAGCCCCTTCATGGCCGGGGGATTGCCCACGCTCAGGGCGGTGGGCGCCTGGCCGGCGCCGTAGTAGCTCGAGCGCTCGAAATCGTCCATGACATGCTGGAGGCAGAGCATCTTGTCGCGCTGGAGCGGGCTGCCCATACCGCTCACGTAATTCGTGGTAGAGGCCAGCGCGCCGCCCACCTGGTAAGGGTGCTGAATCGTCTGGCAGTACTGCGTGACGGGCGCGGGGATGCGGGAGAGGCCGGTCTGGTTGATCTCGTTGCCGAGGCGACTGTTGCCAATCAAGTACACGGTCTGGAGATCGACATGGCTGGCGGGGGTGGTGCCGCCGAACCCGCGCGAGATGGTGAGCGTGTTGGTGCTCCAGGTCGGGTCGGCGATGACCCGGATCTGCTCGCTCTCGATCTGGAGGAGATCGCCCTTCAAGAAGATCGAGGCATCGGCCACCACGAGCGATGTCGCCACGTTCGAAAGTACGCCGCCGTTGTTCATGGTGGTTGACGACGGCCGGTAGTTGTCGTTGGTGATGCGGAACTCGACCGATCCGACGGGCAGCTTGGGCGCCCGGGAGAACAGCGGAGTGCGGTTCACGAACCAGTTGATCGCCACGCCGAAGACGTCGGGCGGAATGACGCCCGCGTTCCAGCTTTCGTAGAAGAAGGTGGGGTAAACGGCGGAGTTCAGAGGCATGAGAGGTTCCTTTTACAGGGAGCCAAGAGGAGGAGTTCGTGGACGGTCGTCATGAGAGTCGACGGTGGACGGTGGGCGGTCAGAAGGCGGAAGGACGGCGGTCGGTTGAGGGCTGAAGACGTTGAACGTTGAACGGTGAACGGATCAAGCCCTTTACCGTCCACCGTCCACTCTTCGTATCCCCGTTCACCGTCCACCATGAGCCGTTCACATGCGTCAATTCCACCCCGCGCCCCAGCGCGGGGCACCGTTGGCCGATGCGCTGGGGGGTGCGATGGCGGGTCCGCCCTGGTGGAATGCGTCGGGAGCGAGCGGGGGCAGGCCGCGAGCGGCGCGGACCTGGTTCACGATGTCGGCGTGGCTGCCGGGCTGGATGGCGGGGCCGCCGGATGGGACGGGGGAGCGTCCCTGGAACGACTGGCCGGCCGTGCCGCCTTGCGTCGAGGGGGCTCGGTAGTGGGCGAATCGTGCGCCTGTGACCATCTCGCGGAGGGCGTCGGCGGCCGGCCGGCCGGTCAGATCGCGAACGATGACGCCGCCGGTGGAGGGGTCGATCTGGGCCTCCACCTGAGCCTTCAGGATCAGCATGGCATCCTTGCGTGCTTCGTCGCTGGCGAACGGCACGCCGGCCATCGCTTCGGCCACGACGCGTGCGACCTCGCCTTGCTTCATAGCGTTCCGCAGCAGCTCGGTCTCGGCCTGGGCCCGGGTCTGGAACTCGCGGAACGCTTCCTGCACCTTGCCTTTCTCGGCCTCTGCCAGGAGCCGTGCGGCCTCGGCCTGGCGGGCGGCCTCGGCCTGGTTCCGCTGGAATTCCTCGAACTGTTTCTGCACGGCGTAGAGCCGGGCCAGCTCGTCGGGTGCGACGACGACGGGTGAGGGTGCGGCCGGTGGAGCGGGCGCGAAGGGAACCGCGGGAGCGAGCGGTTGGGCCTGCTGCGGAAACACCGGCGCGGCGGGTTGCGTCGGGTACATGCCGGCAAGAGCGGCGTACTGCGCGGCCTGGTTGGGCATCGCGTACGGGCCGGTTGCCTGCGCGGTCGGCGGGATGTTTGGCTGGGCGGGTGCGCCCGCGTTCTGCGGAAGGTTCGGGTCCATGCTCAGTCCATTACTCCGGGCCTACGTATTCGGGTGCCGGCGGCACCGCGATGGGGTCTTCGGGAATCATGTTCTGGAGTGAGTGCGCGTCGATGAGAATCGAGCCCGAGGGCGTGCACTCGCGATGGCTCGAGTCGGGCACGTTCCGGGCGCCCTCCGGTTCCGCAACGCCCGGCTCAGGTCGTTGCGACTTGCGTCCCGCGGCGGCCTCGATGGCCCGGCGGGCTTCCTGCTCGATCTCGTGCATCACCTTGGGGTCGAGGCCGGGCAGCGCCTCGCGCTGCATGGCGCACAAGAGTTCGGTCTCGAACACCGGCAGCTCACCCGCCGCCGCCACGAACGATTGGATCTCGGCCCCCAGCGTCGCCAGCTCCTCGGCGCCCAGCAGGTTGAACCCGCCGGGGTAGGTGATCGTGATGTCGGCCTCGGGGTCGGCCTGGGGCTGGTACGCCCCATCGGTCAGAACGACCAGGGCAAACTCGGAGACCACGATCTCGAGTTTTCTGAGCGAGCGTGCCACCTTTGCCAAGAGGTCGTTGCCGTCTCGCTGGTCGAGCTCCTTGGAGAACCCCGACTGGCTGACGGTCGAGGAGCCTGTTCCGCCATTGCGGCTCGAGCCGGCGGGCTTGGTCTGGCACGTCATGCGGTCGATGCGGTCGGCCAGATCGCCCTTGCTGTCTTGAATGAACCGGGCGGCCTCCTTGGGCGGCTCGACGAACGACCAGGGGACGGTGCCGCTTGTGGGGTCGCTGTACACCGGCAAGACACCGCCCGGTCCGACCTCGATCTCGTTCCCCTGCTGGAACGACTGCATGGGGCCCTGCAACGTCGGATGGGCCTGGAGCGTGTTGGCGAGGATCAGCTCGCTGTCTTCGTTGTAGTACTCGCGCTCGGCCTCGAGCACGCCCTCGTAGCGCGAGAGCCCGACGTTGCGGCAGCGAATGCGGCGGCGGTCGAAGATCCGGACGATGGGCACGCGGCCGAACGGGTGGGGGATAACCGGGGAGAGGGGTTTGCCGTCCTGGCTGTAGAGCACCGAGCCCTCGCGGTCCCAGTGGCGGAAGACCTTCAGGGTCTCGCCGTTGGGCGCTTCGCGGAACTCCCGGACCAGGATCTCCGCGTACTCCCGGCTCGGTGCCTTGCGCCACCAGGGGATGTTCTCGGGCAGGAGCACGGTCACGATCGCGCGGTCGAGCCCGAGCCGCTGGACGTCGGCATCGGTGCGAACGGCCGCGTCGGTGGGCGGGCTGGGGTGGTCGAACAGGAGATCGACTTGCCCCAGGGCGAGGAACAGTTCGGCGACCCCCTCGGTGAGCCATTCGTCGATGGAGTTGCCCAGCCCGTCCACGTTGTCCCAGAACTCTCTCAGGAGCTCGGGGCCCTGCCGGTGAATCGGCTTGGAGTAGATGCGGGAGAGGTGCTTCTGGATGGCGTCGTGCAGGAAGCGCGGAATGGGCGTGCGGGCCTGCCGCATCTTGAACGAATCTTCGGCCGCTCGCTCGAAGCTGTCGCCGCCCGCGCGATGGAAGTCGTTGTCGGCGTAGCCCGGCTCATAGCTCCGGCGCGGCGGCGGGTACTCTTTCTTGTGCCGCGTCAGGTTGTGGATGAGCCGTTGCGGGTCGCGGGGATCGACGCCGTACGACGCGAACCGGTAGCGATCACCCCCTTCCAGCGAGTCTTGGATCCGCCTCCAGAGGTTGGAGAACTCGTAATACTCCGGGTGCTGCCGGCGCACCAGATCGGAGGCGTCTTTGGAGTCGAGGACCTTCACGTCAGGTAGTATCCCGTGATGGGCCGCAGCCCGGTGGGAAGGCCGTCGCGCCCGCGTGGCAAGGCCGAGGCGACGCCTCCCCGGAGCGCGTCCATCAGGTCCTCATGCGGGTGCTGGGGGTCTTCGGGGTAGTCTTGCCACTGCCCGCCCCGCTTCGCCCGGCGGTAGTTCTCGAACGCCTGGATGGTGGGCTTGCAGCTCGGGTGAATGAGGAGACTCCGTCGTCCGTCGGCCGCCTTCACGAGGCTCTCGAGCAAAGCCAGTTGGTCGCGTACGCTGCCCGCGTACTTGGGCCAGAAGCGGGGCTCGCCCAGCCCGCCCAGGGCGTACAGCTCGATCACTTTGGGGCCGACGGCCGTGCGGGCGCCGCCGGCGGAGTCGATCGTCAGCCGGTCGATCCGGTCGCCGAACCGCGTGCGAGCCAGCTCGCGCAGCTCGCGGGCCACTTCCTCGGCGGGCCGGTTCTCTAAGAGGCCATCCGCGATCACCCGGACTTCGGCCTGCTCGATGCCGGTGAACGGGTCGGTGCGCTTGGAGACCTGGAAGAAGACCGCCCCGGTGGTGGCGCCTGGGTCGACGGCGAGGTGGAGCTCCAACCGGGGATCAAACACCGCCAGGTCCGAAACGTTGCCGTGATCGAATTCGCTGAACCAGAGCCCCTCGGCTCTTGGACCTTTGCAGAGGTAGTCGGCCTCGAACGTGCGGCGGCTCGTGGCCTGCACTTTCTGGATCAGGCTGTCGATCGTGTAATGGCCCGCCGAACGTTTCGCCTTGGGTCGGCCGTCTGGCGTGTCATGACACCAAGAGACGAGCGGACAAGCGGGGCAATTTTCCAGACGCTCGCCCGATCGATCGGGCGGACACTCTTCCAGGACTTCGAACGCGCAGAAGCGCCAGATCGGGAATGCGCCGCTTACGGCCAGGTCGACGAGGTTGGCCATCGGGCCGGCGACCTTGTGCCAGGTGCTGGTCATGCTGATCATGCCGCGGGCCGGTGAGCGCGTCATGCACATGCCCATGGCCGCTTCGCGTAGGTCGGAGTCGATCTCGTCGACTTCATCGAGGGCCAGGGTCGGCACGTGCGGACCGCGCACGCTCTTACTGCTGGCGGCAAGGATCTCGACGTCGCTGCCGTTGATGTAGACCGACCGCTCGGCCGCGAAGCTTCGGAACAGGTCGGGGGCCTTGTCCTCGAACGACCGCAGCGCGTTATAGACCTGTTTCGACTGGGCGAGCGAGCCGCCCAGAATGCGTGTCGAGTGGTTCGCGTAGCGGATGCTGTCGAAGTGGGTGGCGAGGGCGCGCAGGTAGCTCTTGCCCCCGCCGCGCGGGCCGTGGACGAGAGAGATGGCGGGCCGGTCGTAGATCCAGGCGGTCAGGAAGTCGAGCGGAGCGGAGTGGCCGGGGCAGACCGAGCAATCGGCCACGCTCACTCCCCAGACCTCGGCCAGCCCCTGGAGATCAGCCCTTGCGGCGGCCCTTTGGCGATCGCTTGGTCGTGCGCTTCGGAGGCGACGGGTCATTATGGTTCAGGACGGCCTGCATCAGCGGGATTATGGGGTTCGGTACGGTCCGGACGAACTCGGCGGGCTTGCCCTCGATACGCATGAGCAGCTCTTTCAGGTGGGGGAGGCTGCCGTCGGTCGCCGCTTTCAGCCACTTTGTGATAATCTGCTCTAGATATGTTAAGTTGGTTTCAGGGTCGATCGCGTCGAGGGCCTGCCGCAGCGCATCGGTCACGGGCCGCTCTTGGGGTGGGCCCGCGAGGTCGCTGGGGAAGCCTTTGAGGTAGGGCTGATGGGTGCGTCGGTCGCGCTTCGGCACGGATCTTCGCCTGGGAGCCGTCAGGGACGGCGGTCCTGGGTGAGGCGGTTTTTGATCGCGGGCGGGATGCCGCCCGGTTCGGTCTGCCAGATCGGCTCGGCGAGGTCGGAGCAGGCCGGGCAGAGCCAGAGCCGCCAGTCTCGCCGCTCGGCGAGCAGAGCCGCTTCGCTACGCAGTGGGATGGCGTCGCAGTAGGCGCACTCCACCCGCTCGGTCAGAGGGTTCATGGCTTGGTCTCAGGAACGAACGTGCGGCCGCAGGCCGGACTGGAGTCTTCGCTCAGCGGGCACACGCCGTGCGCCGCGAGCCTCCGCATCTTCTCCTGTTCGGCTTGCAGCTCCGCGATCTTGGCCCGCAGTTCCCCCTCGTGGAGCTGGGCCTCCTTGTACGCGAGCCAGCCTTTGCCCAGTTCGTTAAGGGTGCGGACGGCAAGGACAAGCAAGGCCATCAGAGCACCGAGGATGCTCAGCCGGTCGCCCGGGCTGGCCTGCGCGATGATGCTCGTCCAGGTGCCCGCCGCGACGCCCGTGGCCGTGATGACATTATTGGTGTGCACGTTAAGCAGACCTTCTTTGAGGTGGATCACAAGTCGAGGAGAGTTCCAAGTGCACCGGGGCTTCGTGCTCGGTCGGGTTCCCAAGGTCCCGAAGCGGTGTTCGTCCGCGCTGCGAGCGGCGCAGCGCGATCCCTTCGGGCGTGTCGTCGCACAAGACTTGCCGGATCCAGGTGTAAATCGTTCTCGGACTGACTTGCAGTTCCCGCGCGACTGCTTCGCGGGTCACTCCGTCGCAGAGGACACGGCACGCGACCAGGTAACGGAGCCGTCGCGTGGCGGCGTGGGCCATCGCGGGCTTGCGTCCGCGTCGGCGCGGGGTTGGCGATGGCGAGTCGAGCAGGTGGGCGATACTCATCGGCGTCATTCCTCCCTCTACCCTACTGCGTGGGGCCCCGGTCTTTGCCGCCCGGAATTCTGGGTCAATCGCCATAAAGACATTCAGCTCCAGAAGTAAAAAAGTTGGAAGTTTCCGTGCGATCGGAAGAGAATTGTCCCTGCCGCGACGTGATTGTCCGGCGGGAGGACATTGATCGGTGAAAGACCACATCCGA